GACGCCCCACCCCTTAGGGTTAATTGCTGCGCTACCGCAGCTCGTTGCAGAGTCACCCCTGCGTACACTCTTTCAAGTGCAGTCCAAACGAACATATTCACCGAATTGCTCCGGTGGTAAGCCTTTCGGCCGTGTGGGTATGTGTTCGGACTCCCGTTTTCTTTTGTCTTTAAACGCTTTTATGCAATCAATGGCTCGGTTGATCACACTAGAATCGCCCGGGGGGAGCAGGTCTCCCTCCCAAGGTTCCATCTCTTTCAGCCTGGCCTTCTCCTTTGTCTCCCATGCGGTAACCAGGCACGACATCACGTCGTCATCCTCCGCATGGTGCTTATACCTCAGACGTTTCCAAAGCAGGTGGTTAGCCTGCTTTCTACTAAGTCTGACCGGGATCCCGCGTCGTCCTCTTCGGGCCTCAGCAGCCGCGCTTGCGCGCGGCCTAAGGGCGAGCCAAGAACCACGTTCCCGGATTTCCGCGACTCGTCGCGTAATGGTATCAACCTCTTCCTCGCGAGAAAGTTCGAACCCACGGGGTCTGGGCTCGACGGGGAAGAGATTGGGCATCATCGGTTCCTGTCGATCAGGATCGGACAAGACAGCATGCCTAAGCACTCTGCTTCCGCGCACCACACTCTTTCGGTCCCATTTCAATGGGGCGCACACCTTCACGTTGGCCAGGGCCAAGCGTCGGGCTGCTTTTTCCGCTACCATACGGAAACCGTCAGCAGTGCGGCATGCTTCATCAGCAAAGCCAAGCACGTCGGAGACGTCTTGTCCCATCCACAGGGACGCCACATTAGTTTTCTTTTGTTCTACCTCATGCTCGAACGCAGTGGAGTTGATCTCTGCGATCGTTTTAGAGCGGAGCGTTTTCTCTTCGTTTACACGAAGTCCAACTTGGGATCCCTCAATGGCAATTGCTTCGGCCAAATTGCCGCCTGAGGTAGAACGGAGAAGTAAATCATCACCGTTAATTAAACAGCGATGACGGGTCCACTCCTTGACCCGGATTTCACCCTTCCTCAGAAGGCGCGTGAGGGCCATATCTACAACTGTCTTGTTAATCAAGCAAAGTAATGGAAAGCTCATCGGCGAGCCCATGGGCTGTCCGCTTTCCGTCACTCCTCTCGACAGTTGCAACGACGCTAGTGTCTCCAAACACCGCACTTCGTCAAAAGATAGGTCCTCCGCCATCTCAATAAGGACTTTGACTGCCCGCCGGACGTACGCAGTCTTTATGTTGTCAGTGGCCGATTCGTAGTCGAACGATAGCCACTCTTGCCCGGCACCCCCCTCAAGGGTGTGGCGGAGGCGTTCATGGGTAGGGCTGCCCACTAATAGCCAACTTCTTCGGCGAAGGAAGGTGTACAAGGAATTGTGCAGTGGAGTCAGGAGGCCGACATTGTATGAGGAATACAATGTGACCACGCGCGGCTTCCCACTACTATGAACGAGCTGGACTTCACAGTCCTGGCTAAACCGCTGCTCGTTCCAATTTCCACCATGACACCTCGACTTTCCTTGACACGCATGTCCATTAGGGACATACGCAGTCCTTCGCTTATCCCAGCCCGACGGCACATTACCTCGAAAGGCCTTCTCGAATTCATCGAGATGGTCGAGGCTAACTTCTTGAGGCTGGTACCTCGCATTTTCCCAATCATCAAGCTTGCTAGACTGCAGGTTTTCGCAGTAGTCACAAGGTCCGGACTCGCACTTCTGTGCGGTCTTGATGGATAACTCCTGAGCCAAAGTGAGCTCAGGGGGATACATTGACCTGACTGCCTTGCGGATGCCTCCGCAGCGGACAGTTAAAGGTACCGGGTTCACCGGCTCCAATGACTGATCCACTCTAATAAGCTTCACAATCATTTGCACCTTCCTTTTGTTCTTGCCCAGACGGGCGCACTCGTCTGGTTCTTCGTCGGCAGTGTCGGACAGCACCGCGAAGGAATTGCCACGTACTGGTCTCTGCGGATACACGCCAGAGTCGAACCAGTACGGTTTTCTTGCGGGGGGGTGTGGTCTTGAACTGGTGGCCACCCCCCGGAACCACCAACGACGTGCGTCTTTTGTTTCGCGCTGCACGTGAAAGCGCGGTCCAGATTTTATACTCATATCTGGTGTAATTGTCATGGGTGAGTACCCGACATTCTTTTAAGTGGAGGACGGGCGTTCCCACTGTGTTTCAGGTTAGGGGTTAGGCCCTGTTTAAAGGACTTTCACCTAGTGTAGCTCACCGTGCACCGCGATCCTTAAGCCGCCGCCTTTTCAGGAGCCGGGTGATCGATTCTCCCTTGCACAGGGATACAGGTACTGCTTGCACCGGGGGCTCATCCCCCCTAACCTTCTGGACTTCACTGTCCTTCTCTTTTGTTGTTACGGTCGGGATACGGGTTTCTACCCCACTTCCCGGAGCACGCTGGTCGTGACCCCGTCCACATCCTGTACCTCAATTGACTTTGGAGGCCGCGGTTTTAAAGCCGCCTTACGATACGCAGGACGTATTGACTCCCGGTTGAGATCCGGTAACTGGAGACCATTTCTTTCTTGTGTGATGGCCAAATCCATTGCGCGAGGTTTACAGTCTTTTCCATCGACTGCAAAGGGCGTGCCATAATCACCGGCAACAGCTCTTCCGAGCCGCGGGAGCGCGGTAATTATCCCCACGGGGAGGGTAGTCCTTGCGGCTA